TGATTTAAACTTAACATAATCACCAGCTATATATTCTGCTTTTCCGAAACGCCCTGAAACAACATTTCCGTAAGCTTTAACTGCATAATGCGTGGGTTCTCCAGTTATGTTGTTTACTTTAGAAACAACTATGGGATTTTTTGGATCACTAAAGTCTACATTTTCAGTCAACACATAAGCAACACCGCCTTCTGAAGATAGCATTGTGCCGCGCTTAACCAATGGAAGGTAGTCGGGAGAAGGTCCTAGGGAGCCAGGATCTGCCGGTATCTCTGCATAAATAGCAACTTCTCCATATGCAGATGGGCGCCCTTCAAGTTTATAGCCTAAAATCCTACCTTGTCTTATAATATTATCAAGACCATATGCCGTATCTAAAAACGACTCATTAACACTATAGTCTAAATAAAAGTTTAACTGATCTCCTACGTAGGCTACAGCATCAAGCATTAAAGAGCCAAAAGATGCTTCACTAAAATCTTGAAATGTATCGGGATAAAATCGTTCCGCAATTTCCATTAAATCGGCACGTATTGATTCAAACTCACGATTAGTATAATTAATTGGTAAATT